GCTGCCGCTTCGTTGGGGAAGCGCACATCGGTGACTGAATAGTCCAGATGCGGCCACAATGACTGCCGCCAGCGCTTGACCCAGAATTCGCCGTCGAATTGCCGCACGACCTCGGTTCCGACACGCTGCAGAAATTCCCGGGTCGAGAAATTCCAGCCAGGCAACTTTGCCTCTCGGTCGAAACCGTTTTCCCCATCCATCTGCCAGAGATCCATGCCGAGCATAGCGGCGCAACCTTCCTTGAGCGGGCCCGCGAATCGCGTCGGCTGGATGTAATAGCGCCCGTTAAGAAATAGCGCAATGCAATCCTTACCGGCGCGCGGCAATCCATGCAGCCCGATGATCACTTACCCGCCATCCTGGCGCTTTCGCAGGTAATCACTTGACGATCCTCTTATGGACGTAGACCGCCGTCAGTGAGCCGAGCGCCCCGGCCGTTCCGTAGGTTGCCCACAAAGCGACGGTGAGCCCCTTGGCGAAGTTCGCAATCAGAAATACATCAGTGGCCGCCATCAGGTAGGACGTCGGCACAATCCACCAGTAAATCGCGTTGGCGACGTTGCGCTGTTGAAAGGCTCGGAGCCAAATGTAAGCGAATGAGGCGAAAAAAATCCCGATATAAGTATGCACTTATGCTGACCGTTTGGGGACGCTAACCCAGCCTGTAGCGGTTACTTTCTTTGCACCCGCATCTGCGTAAACAGGCGCATCGAATGTAATCCCATGGTCTGGATGCGTGACCCAGAAATTTTGACTCGCCGGCTCGAATCCGAAATTGTTGTCAGCCGCATATTCGTCATATCCTTTCAAACTACCGTTACCGCGCAGCCGAGCTGTCAGCATGCGCTTATGGAAATGGCCGAATTCCATGACGTCGTAATCCTGCCCAACCGCCGCATTGCGAGTGTTCTTTTTCTGCTCGCCTCGCGTCACCGGGCCCAGCGGGCCGATGATGCCGTCACCGCCCCTGAACTGATCACCATGGGTGAGCAGATATCTTGTGTTGTAGATGCGATAGAGCGCATCCGAGCCGTCGGGGATATAAAAGGTGACTCGGGGATTATCGGCAAAGGCTGCCGCGAGAAACTGGTACAGCAGCCAGCCGAACGAAGTATGGTTGCGGTCTTTGCTCCAGATTTTTTTTGTATCCCGGTCATGATTGCCGGAAACGCAGGGCAGGAACACATTCCCGAAGGTATCCGCCAATAGGCGAATCGCGGGCACAAGATGCCGATACAGGTCAAGTACCGTGGGCATCGTGTTCAGTTCGTTGGAAGCTGCGAGCTCATCGTGGATATTCCCCGAAACCATGTCGCCCCCGAGGGGCACGACGATACCGGGGTAACTCATCGTGGGGTCAAGGATTTTGCACAGGGCAATTACCGTCTCAAGCACCGTACGCAAGCGTTGGCGCGCAATGGCAAGATTGTAAGAATTCACCCCACCGATCTGTTCAGCGCGAACTTGCTCACCCCAATGGAGATCTGACAGCATGATCTTGGGAACGCCGGGCGCCTTAGCCGTCTTCGGGGTAAAAACCCACTTCGGTAACTGCAATTCATTGACCGCGAGTTTGGCCGTTCCGACGTATTCGCGCATGACATCGGCCGTGTTGGCAATGCTGCGGGCTTCCGCTAGTTCAGCGCGCAAGCCGCTGATGATCGTGGCGGAATCGTGCTTTATCTTGAATTCATTCAGTGTTTTAGGCATGCCTACACCATTTCCCGCAGCTTCGTTGCCAGCGCCTTCGATCCGCACCAAACGCTCTTGCGGGTTTTGCCGCTTATCTCTACCAAGAAATCAGAGAAGTGCTCCCGGAACATGGCCAGATCGGTGACTGATATCTGACACAGCTTTATGAATTCCGGCTGATACTCCCACTTATCGGGACCCAGCAGTTTTAAACCCTCTTCTATCTTCCTCGGAACAATGAAATTCTTATCGTGACTGGCGCGAAATGCATTTAGATCACGTCCCGCCTGAAGGGCTTTCGCCATACAAAAATTCCTTTGCTTAAGGATGAAGATTTATCGCTGCATCAATCGGATATTTTTCGCGAGCGCGAGACTGGCAAGCTGGATCGACATAATTTCGATACCGTAACGGAATCCACGTTTACGACAGGCCGCCGTCAGATCATCAAGCAGCGCCTCGCTATGCCGCAGCTCGTCCCAAGTGCGTTCGCGCATGACCTTACCGATTTCCCCGGCGCACGCGTCCCGCACCGCATGATCGGTGTCGATCACATCGAGCATGGCCTTGCGGATATCTCGAACCTGATAAGTGACCACCGCGTGAAATGCCGCGGTCTGGCCGTCTTTCGTGACCGTCGCCTCATCGCCGAGCGAATGGGTAGTGGGGACAACTCCCTCACGCAGGGCAACATCAATACCCAGCGGAAAACACCAGTGCAAGCCCGGGTCCAAGACTTTGACGAAACGCCCGAACCTGAGCAGGACGCCCTTTTCATACTCAGGCACGACGACCCAAAATCGAAAGAGGTCTATGCATTGGACGACCAGATCAACAAGCCGGTCAAACATGACTATTCCTCTGGCCCGGTCCCCTCACCCTCATCGTCTTGCAAAAACCAAGCGCCGCATTCGGCGCAGCGCACCGCGTCCCGATCTTCGTCCACCGAGCCGAGGCTGAACCGGCTGCACGGCGAGATGCACGGCAAATCGCTAAACATATAAAATGCGGACGCCTTACTGCAGTCGCGCGCCGATCGCGCTGGCCAGAGTGCAAAGACAGGTAGGCGAAATCTTGCTGGACGGCGTGAACAGCTCCGGGATCACTCCCGCATATTCGAGCGCCGCGGTTTGGAGTTCTGAGCAGAACCAGCTTTCGTCGTCGCGCCAGTCGCGGCCCAGGGCAAAGCCCCAGATCGCCGAATGGTCGTAAGGCTTGCCGATCTGCGCTCGCAGAAAATCCAGCATCCGCTTTTCCTGCGCCTCATTGCTCGGGATCGCGAGCGTCGCGGAATCCTTCCAGCGGTTGTAATTGAAGGGGCGCACCTGGACGCCGGGCGGGCGGTGCGCGAGGCGATCGGATCGCGAGCCGAGCAGCGAGCCGTCGCGCATCAGATAATCAACGTGGGAAAACCGTCCGGAACCCATCCAGGCAATTGCAGCCGAAGCTACGCCGTAGCCACGGACAAAACGCAGCGGAATCATGCCATCTCCCTGAGTGGAACTAAGCGAACGGCTTTTTGGGGTCTTGATTGACCAGCGTTCGCCATTGGCGGACCTCAGCGTCCAGCGCTTCCATGCGCTGTTGCTGAATGCGGCAGAGATCAGCAAGCTGGTTGCGCTCGATCTGGAGCTGATCGCAGCGCGCTTTCAGCTCCGTTTTGTTCACGCCTTTGCAGCCTGCAACTTCGTGATAAGGTCATCGAGCTTGGCTTGGACAGCGGTCTGCGCCGCGCCTAGCTCGGCGCTCAGGAGCGCCGGAAACTGCATTTCGATAGTGCCCACCAGCACCTGCAGCGCGCCGGGCGCCTTAGCTGCGATGGTCGCCGGATCATTACCAACGTTCACCGCGAACTGCTTGGCTGCCTGCAGAATGGCGACGGCAGTGGGAATTGCGGCTTGTTCGATCGGATTCATGTCTACTCCAATGGTTTGAGAAAGGTTACTTACGGCCGCCGTCGGGGAAGAAATACCCGACGACGATGGGACAGAGCCCGCAGATTGCGCCTGCGAGTTCGGGGCTGAAGGGGTGCGAAAGATACTGGTTACCGAGCGCAACAATGAATTGGCCGATGACGAGTCCGACGCCGCCGCCATAAGCGGTTGAGCCGGTAGGCTTCCAGCCTGGTGACTGGATGGGGGGCTCTGGATCTTGCATAACACTCCTGGGACGGGCACATCGGCCACAATTTCGGAAACGTAGTCGCGGGTTTCTTTGGGCAGCGTCGCGAACGCGTGCCCCGGGGTTTTCTGCCAATCGCCTAGGTTTCTTGGTCCCCAGTTGTATCCGGCAAGGGCGAGCTGCCAGTCAGCGAATCTTTTGTAAAGACTCCTGAGATAGGCCCCTCCTGTGTAGATGTCCTTAACGGGATCTTCACCGGCCCCAATGAAAAAACGGGGGTGGAGCTGCATAAGTCCGATGCAGCCGGAATGGGGATTTCGAGCGAGAGGGTTAAATCGAGATTCCTGATAGCACTGTCGCGCAAGGAGTCCTTTCGGGATGCCATATTTCGATTCCGCTTTACCGAGAACCGGCAACCATGTCGCGGCGTTCTTACCGATTTCCCATGTCATTTCGGCTTTCGCGTGTGATACCGGATCGCCGCAATGAGCGAGACAACCGTCAGTATCAAAATCACATGCTGAAGCACCGCGTTAATCTGCGCGATGTGCGACGCGTACCAAACAACGAGCCCCACTATCCATCCCCCGTCGGCATACTTTGCGTGCTGCACTTCAAACCCCCAGCAGCCAACTGACGGTGGCGGGCGAGGAAATGCCCTTCGTGCCGCTTGCGGTAAAACCAGTCGAACTGCCGGCATAAAAGAGGTTGATGACTCCACCCGTATCCAGATAGATGCCGCCAGGGGATGAGAAGGCGCCATTATTGGAAAGCGCCCCTACCCCGAACGTTTGCGCGGTGGTCGGCCACAGAATGGCAGGAAGACCCGTCAATGAACACGAAGTGGAATTACTCGTGGCGGTCAGCGTCGGCAGAATCGCGGTGACCACATTGCCGTTGCGCCACCATTTCACGGTGCCTGTCGGCGATGTGGTGCATCCGGTCAACGTCGCGGTGAAAGTTCCCGAGTTGAACGGCGCCGATCCGTGAACCGCGATGTTGGCGGCCAGGACTGTCGATTGACCATTGGCCACCGTGACGACGTAGAGCGGAACGAATCCGGCGTCAGCGGCCGGCGTCGTTTGCGTGCCGGTGGTGGCCGGGGTGCCCGCTTTGGCCTGAACAATGATGCCGCCGCGGCGAACCGTGTTTTGCGGCGTCCCGGCCCCGCCAGGCCCGGAGTAAGGAACAGCCGGGTTCGAGGCATTGTAATAAGGCAGAACGACCGCCCCGGAGTCCACATCCTGGTAGGACGCTTCGATCAGATAGTTGATCGACTGGCCCGCCGTGCCCGGGGCCGGCGTCGAGATCGTCACCGCATCTGCCTGGATGCCCTGTTTGACGATTTGGTGCGTCGTGTCGGCCGCAAGCGAGCCATAGCCCGTACCGTCGATGTTCTGCAAGCTGTAGATGCGCCCCGCCCCGACTAGGACGGCGAGCGATGCCACCGCCGTTTGCGTGCAAGGCAGGCCCGCGCAGATTGTGGAGCTGCCCAGAATATCCTGCAGCGCCGATCCCAAGCCCACCAGAACATTGCGGCTCTGGCTAAGGAGGTCCGTGTCCTGGGGAATCGCGCCGGGATAAACAATAATTCTGTCCAAGGGTGTATCTCCAAAAATCCTAACTTGAAATTCGAGCCCAGATGATCGTGCCGGCGACGCGCACGCTATCGAGCGCGGAATAGATGTCGCCGTCGGCGACGCCTTGCGTCATCGAGGCGCTGGCATACATGGCCTGCGATCCGGTGCTGTAACCGCCCGTTGATATGCCATAGCCAGCGATGTTTGGAATGCCGGTGCCCGGGGGCCGGAATGCGGTCACAAAAATCTGATAAGGCAGCAGCAGCGAACCGTATCCGCCGGCCACGCCATATCCGCAGCCGCCGACACTGTAGCCGCCCGTATCGGCTGGCCTTGCCGGTTCAAAGACCCTCGGCGTTCGCCCGGTCAACTGCGTCAGAACGCGTATAATCGCGCTTCGCGTGCCCCTCTCAAGAAACAGCGCCGCCAGGATTCGCGCTCGATAGCTGGCATCACTCTGCGCCGGCAACCGCGGGAGAGTCGATCCGAAGAAATCCTGCGCGGCGATGTCAAGAAAGCCATCCGTTGCGGTGGCGATGCGCGTCTGCTGCCGCACATAGGCCAGCAGACTGTATAGGAACGCAAACATGTTCGCGCAACCGGTCAGGAGCGCATCGCGAATGGCCGATATGCCGTTCTGAAACCAGCCATGCGGCATCAACTGCTGAAGCCGGTTCAG